TTCCGAATGAAGCCTCAAGATATGTCGGGGTTCCAGTTACTGTAGGGCTCAGAGAAGATGAGCCATAATCTGAAGGAGTTCCGTTCTCATCGTATCTAAGCCAAAACTTTGGGCTCAGGCTTGCTATTCGTCTTTGATAACCGCTTCTTGCCATAATAAAAAAAGACTACCGCTTACGCAGTAGCCTTTATCCTCATTTCAAATATTTCTGGATTGATTGATGAAATGCTATGTCCTGCTATAGAAATTACTGGAGCAAGGGTGAAGCGAGAAACGACTGGTGCGTTTATAGTTACGTCAGAAAGGATTGCATTAATCGTTCTTGACTCCATCAGTACAGCATGTGCTGAAGATGGTCCCGCTTCTACCCTTACATCCATAGCGATTAAGCTATAGTAATACGGGCTATGCCTGTACTATCCCATGTAATTGTAAATGTACCGCTTGTTGAAGACTGATCCGAAGAAAAGTCAACATATCCAATGAGTGCAGATGTTGATGCTGTACCTGTTGAATCATAAACAACGGCATAACGTGCTGTGATTGTAGAAGACGACCATGAGGTGTCTGCTGCATCAAGCATGATTACATTTGTTGCATTGTCGTATGAGATTGATTTTGAAGCCAGGGTTGCGCCACCAGCTGTGTAGCCAGTGCCTGATACCTCAGCACTTGAAACGTCATTGAAATAATCATGAGCGTCTTGGTCTGGTGTATATGAAGATGTTAGGAGAGCCACTTTAATAGTGTCAGTATCCCAATCGATTTCTTTATTTAGGGCCTTTACTAGAAAGGATCCGTATAATTTACTTGGCATTATCTATTCCCCCCTTATTCCGATGTCTTCTCAAGAATTGCGAAAGCTTCTGGCTTTGCAACTACGAATGCTCTGCGAGCACGTACCTTGAGTAGAACACCATCTGTGTCGAATTTTGCATCTTTGGAAACCATTGACTCAATACCAGCACGAACACCATTGACCATAAGGTCGGTATTTCCTACGATAAGAAGAGCGTTTCCGTCTGGAGCTGATGTAGCTGCAGAGGCTTTCTTTGCACCAAGAGACTTAACTAATGGATAACCAAATAGTGTTGCTGGTGCTGTACCTAGTGGATCCTGTAGGATCGGGCGCTGATTGCCATCAACAAGCCCACGTAATGAACTTACGAACGTTGGGTGAGTGATGAATACAGTCTTTGCTGAATCAAAATAATCTCCTGCTTCAATTACTGAAAGCAAATCATTAAGTTGTGCAAATGTTACTTCGCCATCTGTTTCGAATAGCTGTGATCCGCTATCGTATCCTGAAACTTCACGATAAACAGATGAGTATGGAGCTGTGTCAGATCCATCTTCTGCAACGGTCACGCCAAGGCATGCGTTGTCAAATTTTCTTGCCCAGTTAGTTGCCCAGCTGGTCTTGTATGTGTTGAGAATATCTAGGAACGAGTCGTTCATATCTTCCTCAGAAATGTGCATAATCTTGGCCCACTTGCGAGCTTCTAGAATTATGTCGTCGATTGTTACGTCTGATTCACCGATTGTAGCACCTTCAGCATAAACTGATGGGTCATCTCCTACGAAACGTGGAACACGCTTTGTGGATGTAGACATTGGCTCTTTACGTGCACGGGATTCAACTGCAGAGTTCTGCAGTGCTGCCTGTACAACGGTTGAGCTGTGCTCTTCAACGATATAACCATTAGCAACTGTTAAATCAATTCTTGCCATAGTTTTATATCCTTATCTTATTATTAGATTTGTCTTGCTTGGAATTAATAGAATCGTCTAATATCTATTAGGTCGCAAGCCCGACTGTCCAGTAAGGAACTTGCATGATTCTATTATATAGTTAATTTCCCCTTGCGCGGGTGCAAGGTTATTTGCTCGTTCTTCTTCTTCTTGCTGTAAAGCCATATTATTTGCATTTACTACTTGTGATGTAGGTGCAGCTAACGCAGGGTTAGACCCATCTGATTCATCAACAATTATCTGTGCAATTTCTGGATCATAGCCTGCCTCAAGAAGAATCTGGAATAATCCTACTCCAACTGACTTCTTGCGAACTGCGATGTCCCAATTATCTAGAGAGTCTACTGATTCAGCATTCTCCCATTTGATTTCTACCTCTGTAGGAATCTTTTCAACCTTAAGCATGAACTTAAATAGGTCTCTCCATGTGCTACCAAATGCTAGTTGGCGATGAAGGACCTTCTTAAATAGTGGTGCCTCTGCTACACGCAAAGCCTGTCCTGACGGAAGGGTTGCTCCTCTAGCAAAGTAATGTAGTGGTGTGTTTGTGATTGATGCCATCGCTACAACATATTCTCCGATTGGAGCTGTGAAGATTGATGGATCGGCTGCTGGGAATTGTCCAACAGAGTTAACTCCTGATAGATACCAGAGTTCTCCTGGACCGTTAGCAAGCGATGAGATGTTCTCTCGTGCTGTGTCATCCTCTGAGAAGTCTTCTACTTCAGATGTGTTGCCACCGTTAGATAAAGCATAACGTTGTGGTGCACCTTGGTAGTCAACAGTTAGCATATGTGTCGTAATAAGCTTATTTATAGCGTCTTGTGGACCAAATGCATCTGCATGTTCAGGTCTTCCAAATGGCTTATGTGTTCTAAAGTGGAATACAGGAATCTCTCCCCATGGATTATCTATTGTTGAAGATAAGCCAATATTCATGTTCTGAGAAATTGTATCAATGTCTCCATGACCAGAATATTTTTCAATACGGTCAGGATAATATAGATTCAGATTCAAAGTCTTCTGATTATCTGTAGTAACTTGCCATAATTTAGCTGCAAATTCCTTTTTACGGGGATTTTCTTGGCTATACACAACGCATGTTGTCATTGGTGAGTTGTAATCAATGGCCAATACACCATCTGCATCTGGCCATACGATTCCATATGAATCACCATATACAAGGGCATTTCTATGGATTTCATTGATATCTAGCTGGATATCTGTCTGATCCCATATGGTATTAATGAATTCTGATGCTTTTTCATCACCCGTCAAAATCTGATTAATGGATAATCTATTAAGTACAGAGTCAATTACCGTCTTGCTGAAGTTAAATTTAAATTTACTTCCCTGATACTTGAATATCTTATGCCATCTTGGGCTAGCAAAGACTTCTCCTTCTACCCCTTCGTAATAACTTTCTGCTTTTTCATATCCATCACGCTTCATCATAATCTGATCTAAAGCGATCTTGATATCTCTTGTGCTTGTTTCCATATTAACTCCTTAAGTAACTTAGTTGTCGAACAACTACCTTGCCTCGTTTATTGTCTAGGAAGTAAAGTACTCCAGAGACCACTGCATCTAGTACGTCATCATGTGATACCTTTGGAAAGGAATACATTTGCTCTTCTAGAGTTGGAAAGTGGGCGGTGTGCCTTACTTTGCCTTGTTGGTAATAGTTTAAAGCTTTTCCAGCACGTATTGGCTTAGAAATTGATTGTCTGATAGATCTATATTTTACAGGAATATCCTTGAATACGTCTTTCCATAGATCACCACCCTGGTTTGTCTCAACATAGAGAACACCTGGGTCATATATCTCACATAGCGCTGCAACCCTATCTTTCAAATCAGACGGGGATACCTTAAGTTGGAAAGCTTCTCTAACATAGATATTCTCCCCATCTCCTCTGCTTAGTACGGCTATACCCGTATAATCAGAAATCTTATTCTTAGTAACGGCGGGATCAATAGAGATGATGGTATTGCCATATGCCTCTGATTCCTCAATGATAACATCCTCATATGTCCAGAAGTTTCCATCTGTGTTAACAGGTCTATTCATGTAGTTCTTAGCGAAGTCTCTTAGGTGCCGTTGGCTCTGTAACCACTCTAGAGACCACTTCTCAGGCCATAGGGAGCGTTCTGAGCCATCATCATTGAGTAATATGGCTGGATAGTAGTGTACATCAATGTTCTGGTCTGTAATCCACTTAAGCTCTTGTCCAGTATCTCCATCAGAGTGCTTCCTCATCATATCCATCATAGAGTTAGGCATAGTGGTGGTACCTATAATAACCATACGGGCATAGATATTCATTGGAGCAATGTCATCAAATACGGTATTCATCTGTCTGCCAGCCTGATATTCAGAGTAATTCTTCTCACCCTTCTCAATATCATCTAGAATGATTAGGTCTGGGCGTTGGCCAAAGACCTTTTTACCCAGAGAGTTAGTGTCAACACCGTTAGCGTCAAATATAAAATCATTACTTTGAACAATACGCCAGGAATTAGACGCAAGAGAACGCCCAGTGCTTTTAACAATTTTAGGAGTACATAGTTCAGGATAGTCAGCGCTAAGATATTCATTGGTCTCCAATTCATTCTTAAAGGTTAGTAAGTGTGTTTCAGCCTGACTAGCAGCATCTGAGAATGCAGCAACAAATTTAATATGATTATGGGCGGCGGCCCACATAGGAAGGATCAGAAATATCCAAGTGCTCTTTCCACATTCTCTAGGAGATATAAATGCATCTCTATGTTCTTTTGGAGCTGTTGGCTTATTGATCCAATTCTTACCATATTCAGCTAAATCCCAATGAAATTCAGATAGAGTAAGTTCCCCATTAGAATTCTTCAAATGATGCGGGAAGTAGATAAGTGCAAATAACATTGGGTCATATTTAGTTAGCTCAATACGGCCTTCTGAAATTCCAAATAATTTGGGATCAATGTCGTCAATGTATTTTGATATACTATTCATATTTACTGTCCAAATTTATATTCAGTAGCGAAATTAATAAATAAATAAACAAAACATATTCGGGTGGTCCATCTCATATAATGAGATAAGGACATATGGTACATATAGGACATACTATGTATGTTACCCATGAGTAACATATGATCTCATGTAGAGAGATAGACAGATATGATCCTTATGTATATACATAGACATATCGATCAATTCTGTACAACTCTCAATGATTCCTTAATAGATGATGATCTCATCTTGGCCTCATTGAGTATATCCATAATGGCCAAATCAGATCCATCCTTTGATCTATTCTCATTGATGTTGGTAGATTTGCCCTCAATTAGGTTAATTGTCTGTATTGCCTTATGTAGGGCATTTGATAGCTTATTGATATCATCTGATGTTAGGTCATCTTGATATAATGCTTCTACTGTTCTATCTATTACTGCCTGTGCCGCCAATACTTTCTCTTTATCCCCGTAAAATATGTCCAATTGCTTACTCATTTGGGCCAATGTGTTGGATGTAGGCATGGCTACATGCCTTTGTTCATGCCATTTTCTGGCCGTATGATAGGACTTTGGATATCCCAAAGCTCTCATTGAAGGCCCTATTCCCATTTCCTGGGCCATTTCTATAAATTCTGTAATTTGATCCTCTGTAAATGTGCTATATCCCATGTTATTCTCCCTTTGTCTCATATATTGAGACGCTTATATGTCCACATGCTGAGATTTTCTTTACGAAGCACACATTCCTGGCGCTTCCTATACATATACTAAAATTATAGCCTATATCCTTCTCTAATGAGTAATTGGAGCCATATAGATTACGTAATTGGAGCATATGTCTTCTTCTTAAATCTCTTATTATAATTACTGTTATTCTCTTTTGAATCTAGGTTTACTTCTCTTCTAATACCATGCTTATTAATGTCTATTAGTCTTCTCTTTGATTCTTCCCGTTTTTTTATCTCTAGTTGTTGCATCCTGTTATTTAGTCTTCCGTATACGCATTAGCATCTTCATGGAATACCCAGCTTTTGGCATTTTATAGGACTTCACTCTTTTGGTAGAAGGATTTGTTGACCCTATTGTTCTGCTAAAAAACCCTCTAATCCTTGTCTTAATGCCTGACCCAGGAAGATATTGCCCTCCTATATTTGGGGACGTGTTGGACCTAACTCTGGTTACTGCAATTACCCTTTTAACTATAACAGGTCTATAGTTCTTACTCTTATTCCTATTGATAACTGCCATTATTGTCCCTCTTCCTTATCCCATAACTGATCCATAAACTCTTTTAGCTTACCTGTTGGCTTGAATCCAAATGAGAAGTCATGAGTCATTTGGTCATCATAGATTTGTATCGTCATGGATAGTATTCTTTCACCTGGATGATAGAAGAGATCCTTGGCATAAGGGTATAGCCTCATGTCATTATCTGTGTGAATTGAGATGAAGTCTCTCATGTCGCCATTATCCATATGTCTAATTATACCCTTTATACTACGCATATGTTGGGAAATTCCATACCTTCTTTACCTTAATTTGTCTTGCTATGTATACTTCTAGGAATAAGTCTAGTGTTTTATCTTGTTCTTTCCCGTCCAAAATCATCATGTCGTCCATAGAATGGAACTTCCAGAAGGACTGAAGAAGGGCATTCTCTTTGGCGGTCTTGCCTCGTTTATCTTGGACCCTAACCTTTTGATAAGGTCTTTTTGTCCTTGGCTTATTCTCCACCCGATGTCCATACTTATCAGTTCTAGATGCCATCATGCGCTCCTCTTCATAGACTTGTAACAACGGGTTCTCCAACATGGTTTGCAGTAAATATTGTGTTTGTCTAGGGTAATTGATCTTAGCCCAAACTGGCTTACTGGCTTATCTAAGCCACAATCTTTACATGTCTTACTAAATACTGTACGCTTGGCTTTTGCTTCGCTCCTAGAGGCACTGTAGGCCTTTAAATAGGTACTGTAGCATCCTTTACACCATGCCTGAAAGCCATCTTTGTTATCTCTAGAGGAATTGAACTCTGTTACTGGTATATCCCTTAAACATTTACGACACTTCTTCATTATGTATCCATCCAATCTTATCACAATCAATGCCACAGGTAGGGCATTGGGTTATATAAACAATCTTGTCACACATCTTACAGAAATAGATATCTTTATTCGTCATGCTTGATCCAGGATTTGATGAGTTCTTGGTTAGCCTGCATTTGGGTAATCATCTCGTCCAGGGATTTAATTGCTGTTTCTATTGCTTCCCGCATAATGGTTGTCGCGGCGGGGCTATCTAAGTGACTCATTAGGAGTTTGTCCATTCTTTCATTGAAGCAGCTTTTTCTATTTCCAGTTGTGTCTGTGACTGTAAGTATTCCTTCATTAAATCTCTTGCATTATACTCAACCTTAGTATTAGAAATACTGATAATTTCAGGAACTGAAATTATATTCATTTCATTGTTCTTTTCATTGTTAAGTTCATAGTTATATTCATTGTTAGTTAGTCTCTGTGAACCCTCTAGAGGTGTCTGTGTGAACCTAGGGGGTGTCTGTGTGAACGTATGGGGTGTCTGTGTGACCCTAGGTAGGGTCTGTGTGAACGTATTAGGGATCTGTGGCTCATATAAATTGCTCTTATTAAAGCGTCTCTCTGAACCTAGATACCCATTTTCCACCAATTCTATCTTATTAGCTGATAGATCTGAGCTTAATATACAGTCTTGGTACTCGTAACTATTCATATTTTATACCTTTCTGAGGGTAGATATCAATTATACTATATCAAAAGTATTATGTCAAATGGATTTACGTCTATCCTTGGTTCGAATTCTATGGCATACAGCACAAATAAGCTCGCATTTATCTATTTCAGCTTGGATGGATTCCCATTTATGTGTGAGCGATTGTGCTATCTGAAACAATTTCTCACCTCTAACATGATCAAAATCCATAGATTCTGGGGGATATGTGTTGCCACAGTCCATACAGGGATTTGCTTTGATGGCATTTATTCTGATGGAATTGGCTAATCTGTATTTATCTGTGGTTATCTTAGTAGATTCTTTATGGGATAGGTAATGTATTCTTCTTAGTTCTTTGTTTCTCTCCCGTTTTTCTTCAGGGGATCTTTTAACTATCGACATAATACTATGTTAATGCCATATGGTTCCCAATGCAAATGGCTACTTCTTAATAAGGGCTAAGATAGTTTCTACTTGTGCTTCAAGTCTAGTCATTTGGTCTTTCATAGACGTGCCTGCATTTGGCTTAAGTTCAGATAGATACATCTTTACCAAGCGCTTAATTCTAAATTCAACGGCTGTGAATAAGGCCAATATGGTTATTATTGATGAGGCTATTTCTATTGGGTTCATAGATGCTCCGCTGGGACGTCATAATTACCATAACTATCTTGAACAAAATCATAGAATGCCGCCTCACCCTTAGCAATAATTAATCCAATTGCTTCAGGGTGATCTGTTTTAATATCCAGATACACATTGCTTGAGTCTTTTAGGTATGCGTCTCCTTCATCGTGTGGGCCCGCGAATTCAAACTCAGCCCAGAATTGAAAAATTATCTCCATGTTCTCAAGGGCTGTTGCCACCAGAGATTCCTGGCCAGCGTTTGCAACTTCCGCGAACATTGCTTCTGCAACTACTCCCGCTGCATCCTCGGTTAGATCAACCTGATAGTCATCCATATAAGACATTCCTGATGAACCTACCCCAAAATCAATCGCACGACCAATAGTTGCACCACGATAAGCAACAGATGCCTGACTAAATAATCTAGTCATCGAGTTAGCAAACACTAAATATTACCCGAAGTCATTTTGGCTCTATATCTATATCCACCCTTGATGCCCAAGGGCCCAAGAATTGGAGCAGTCTGTATTATTTGCCATCCACCATCTTCATAAATCTGTTCCCCATTCCTATCAACAACATTCTTTACGTTGCCACTCAGTTGTAGTTTGGTTAATGAATCGAAGACCAATTCACCAAGAAGGTTAACGGATAAAGACATGTTAAATTTAATCGGAACAAGAGAATATGTTGTTACTGGCACACCACCAGGAGTTATTACGTTGGTATACCCGTAGTAATCTCCCATGTAATAGTATAGTGGTGCTGTATTTGATTTCATTAGTTAGATCTCCAGTCTGCCTTTCGATTAAACTGAAAAATCTTTCCAGTTCGTACTGATTTTGTTTTGTTGAATGATAAGCCACGGGAAGCAATTACTGCCAAAGGGGACATAAATGGTGCTAACATAGAGGTATCAAAAGTTTGCATTGAGTCTCCAGATCCTACAGAATTTGCTGCAGTTTGCTTATATATCAAATCTTCATTCTCAAGCATGTAAGCAACTTGATATGCGGTCATCTTATCCAGAAGCATTAGGTCAGATACATTTTCTATATCGACCTCATTTCTTCCAATGAGAATTTCCATCAATGCCTGTGCCCTTGTTATAATATCTAGGGCGACTTCTTTACCTGTATATAGCTTAACGTTATTAACTGTTGTAAACATTAGTCTCTTATCCCCTTTCCTAATTTACGAACTCTCATTGTGTGAGTTGATGTAAAGTCTAATTTATCTGTTCCGCTCAATTTAAGCTGAAGAACATAGTCTCCAGTCCTAGTAAACAATGAACGGTTTGTTGGCCATATGAATTTAATAAGGCCAATGTTTGCATTTGTTCTTGAGATACTTGATCCTGTTAGATCAACATCCTCATTCTTACTTCCCACCATATTGACTTCTATTGTTGTGTAATTAGAGAGGTCGTAGTTAACGCCGACCTGATCTTTTACCTGAATAGATAATGGCTTTGCGGGAATTTGGTCTTTCCAGTATTGACTAATCATTTGATTACGTCCTCTCTTATATATAGTATCGGTTTAATGTCGTGGATGTACAGAATAACTTCATCGACAGATGAGGTTAAAACTTTAAATATTGTAGGCATAGACGCTGTGGCTGTAGCCTTTTCTGAATAATAAACCTGTGGCCTCTTATTCATTATTCCATGTGCAGAGAATGGAAGTGGAGATATCTCTACATCTGAACTTGGAAGTCCTGCTGGTAGAACAAGTTTAGCAGAAGAAAGCATTGATATTGCTGGGTAATCAACTTCCTGGAACCCAGTAATTACTGGGTCAGACATTGATGCTATCGCTGTAAATGCGTTATGTCCAGTATTTTGTAGTACTGGTGCATTTCTTTCTGATAACCAAAGTAATCCAAGGCTCATAATTGTTGGAGTCCATAACATAAATGTCGGTGCTAGGTAGCTGTGTGTAACTCTGAACCACTGGAATCCGCCAGAAGCAGATATACCAATACTCTGATCGATAGCTGTCTTATTCCTCTTCTTAGAGTTTGTTGCTCTCTTACCAGTTCCGCCAGTTACGCTAGAAATATTTAGAGCCTTAGTTAGGTTTAATGTTTCCATGCCCATTGCAAGATATTTCTCTTGATCTACCGTCCAGTACTGAGTTACCCCAGGACCCTCGTATGTCTTAAGAGCTCTCGCTTCAGCAGCTGATACGCTATCAATAGCCAACATTGACTCAGCAATATCGATCCAGTAGTCATTTGTTAAGCCAATCATAGAGTAATCAGCTAGAGAAAGTAGGTCTACTTCCATGAAGTTAACAAATATATTTCCACCAACCTGGGTGCCGTTTAAATTATCTCCCTTAGAGACAGCAATTGATGTTGCGTAATTCTTCCAAGGATTATCTATTAGGGTTCCGCCCATTCTAATTTGATTCTGCCAAGCAGTAACCGCCTTACCAGCTTTTATGTTGGCAAATGGAACAGAGTATCTTGGCAATGATTGCGCCCTACCGTTTGGATCAAGGTTTCTCTCTAGGAAGGCAGTAAACTCATCCCCAACTACAAGGCCATTAGGTCTATGCTCGACACGCTGCCACGCATAAGATGTTCCGAAGAAGTCTGCCGCTGTGTCTGTTTGGAAGAAGGCTTTATCGGTTTTTATTCCAACAGCTGCGTCTGTAAATCCAGGGATAGAGTTAATAACTCTAAATTTGTCTAGGAAATGCTCGTCATTGAATTCGCCTTTAGTTTTTGATGAGTTGGTAATTGACCGCTCGTAGTCCTGTACAGCCTCATACTCTGCAGAGCCTTCTCTGTGGCCTTCTCTGTAATCAGGGGCAATTTCTATCCGATCAACAATTCCCATGTCTAATG